CGGATGCTCATAAAGCTTGGAAATCACTTAAAGGTCACTCAGGTATTGGCGGTAAGATTGGTAAATACCCAGCCAGTAACGCTGAGATACATATGAGACCTGATATGGTTGCTGCATACGAAAACGATAGGCACCATGCTTTTGTCAGAGACAAGAATCAGCTTAATATGGCTAAGATGTTCCCTAGCGTAGATCTTGGAAAGTCTGAAATCAAGAAGTCCATCAATTCTTTAAATGATTTAAAGCATTTAGAGAAGCCAAAAGAAGATGACTCTATAGAGATGCCAGAGCACCTAGTTCTCCAATGGTCAGGACCTCATTGGAGGCAAAATGGATAATGCATTAAGAGAAAAGGCCGTATTCGAAGCTCTAAAGAATAAAGACTGGAGCTCTATGCTGGAACATGCAAAGAGAGTCCCTTCTAACTGGAACACATTCGACCGCCTTCCTAGCGCAGGACATCTTCCAGATGAAGTAGTGAATAGTATTCTTGATCATTTGTCTAGTAAGGGTCAAAGCGGTCAAGGCAATTTAAGTGGCTTTATTTATGAAATGGCTCATAACCTGCCTGGAGACCCATCAAGAGGGACAGGAGACAGACCTCCGTATTCTAGGCAAACTATGAATAGGCTTGCTAATTTAGCGATGGATGATAATTTATCTAGTCATATGATTCTTAATCATCCGCACTTCTCTCATGATGAAAAAAATGAGGGGCTAATCGCTGCTACAGATTTTTGGCATGGTTATGAAAAAAATGTAGAGCCTAAGCATTTTGCTGTAATTAAGTCTCTATTTACCAATAATCCAGAGACTGTAAACGACCACAGGGGCCAATCCGGCTCTTCGTCTGAGCACATGCACCTACTGCCTCACCTAAAGAACCATGCCAGGGAAGTTCAGAAGAAAATCATGGAAGATGATTCTATACCTAAGAAGTATTTCCGTGGTGAGCCGTACGTTCAGCTCCATAGGGGCGTCAATGGTCATTACGGTAAAATCATCAGAGATAAAGCAAAATATAGTCCCGATACTAATGAAGTAGACAAAAAGACTTTTTCTATACCTACGGCGCATTTAACTAGTTGGACTACAGATCCACAAACTGCATCACGCTTTGCATGGTCTAGAGGGGCAATCGAAGGTCAACCAGAAGATCAGGGCGTTGTATTGAGCCAATGGCATCCAGTTAAGAATATATTACATTCAGGCTTTCATAGGACTGTACCAGGACAAGAATTTGTTCACGGTGATGAAGCTGAAATTGTAGTTGGTCATCCAGAGGCTAAGTACAAGATTTCTACCAGTAATATGAAATTTCAAGAGCCACTACAATATCGTCCTGATACGCCTGAAGACAAAAAACATATAGGCTCAGCTCAAAATTATGGACAGGTGAGCAGTCCTAGGTTACGTAAAGCAGAAAACGACAATAATTTCATAGATTTACACGACTTAATGACCGCTTCCCTCGACTCTCAAGATGTGCTAATCTTAGAGAAGAATATGAAGAAGCTTGTACCCGCAGTAACGGCGCTAGCGCTCTTAGGTTCTCCACAGGATTCGCGCCACACACTGCCTCACGACAGTATGCCTGGACAGGTTCAGCAAACAACTGAACTAAAGCCGGTGCAGTCTATTCAGACTATGGGAGAGATATATCCAGGCCTTAAGCCGATTAAGATGATTGAGTCTTCTGGCGGGAAAAACACGTCTCATAAGCTTCTTGAAAACGGGCCACACGCTGGAACTCGGGCTTATGGCTCTTACGGCTTAATGCCGATGCTTATCGTTGAGACAATCAATAAGACACCATCTCTTAAGAGTAAATACCCCGAGATAGCGGATTCTAATGCTAAAGATAACGATAAGATTCATAATTTTATGGCATCTAATCCTTCGGCAGAGATTGAGATCGCTAATGCTCACTGGAATAAGCTTAGACATGTATTCGGCGGCAACAAAGACAAGATGGCTTACGCTTGGTTAAATGGCATAGGCGGAGCTAAGAGGGCTACCGATGAAGACATAGCTAACCATCCATACGTCCAAAAGTATCGCAAATATAAGCAAATGATAGACGTCGAAAACGTCAAGAAATCAGAAACGGCTCATGGAGTTACGAAATTTATACCTTTTTCTGATAGTAAATCGGCTCGTGATATCAATCTAGCTATCCAGTCTGGCCAGGTTCATGAGCTTTCAAATACCGGCAAATTCTCTCATGACGCCTTTGTGGCCGGATTTTTTGCTGATAATTCATGGCTAATTAAACTAGAACCTGAAGGTAGACACCCAGCAATTGATTCGGCTAAGTACGGTTTACAGACAATCAAAGAGGCTGCATTTTATTTAGTAGCAAAGAAAGTCTTTAATCTAGATCAATATACGCCTCATGCTATTCTAGGGGAAGCCATTAAGCACGATTCCCATAGACCGGCGGTAGCTATTAAAATGTACCCGGAAGCTTATATTTCGACTGCTGATGCTAATGAATCCAGACCTGGCTCTGTACGTCCGATACTCGAGAAGATGCTTAAAACTGGAGATCTTCATAGGATTGCCGCCATGCTCTATATTTTAGGTGACGGTGACGCTCACGGCGGCAATACGTTAACAGACGGCAGCTCAGTAAAAATTATAGATCACGGAACGTCTTTTGCTGACAAAAACTTTGACACTCAAGATGAAAACGTCTTTATTCCTTATATTTTACGAGCTTGGGGTTATAAAGACAGTATGACATCGGACGAAAAATACCAGACAATGCCAAGGATTAGTAATCCAGCGGTCGAAGAGAATCTAAGACACTGGCTCCATAACCTATCTGCTCATGATTTGGCAGAAATTTTGAAACCATTTAATATCGATCCAAGACCGTCAATCGAACGCCTGGAGTCTATGCAGAAGATGGCAAGACGCGTTCCTGTAGACGTAATCGTTAACTCTCTCTGGACTAGAGGCAAGGAAGGCTTATGACGCTTACACCCGAAGACATTAAAACAATGGAAAGTATAGGGAAATCCCCGTCTGGTGAGATTCTCCATGTCGCAACTCATGGTGGACTTAATCTCATCATTCAAAAGACTCGCGGTGGAGAGCTACAGATTCTGTCTCATGCTCCACACAGAGGTATCGCTCTACATCAGGCTCAAAAGATGCACAAGAACATCCAATGGAATGAGGGGCTTATGAAGTCCGAAAAAGTATTAACTCACGAAGCAGCAGCGATTCAGCAAAAGAAAGAAAATAGAGATGCCATGGGTAACCCTATATATGAGTCTACCCCTCAGAACCATTTCGATCTCGCCTCCCATCATTCAAAAATGGCTGGGAAAGCTAGAGAATCGGTTAAGGACATTAGAAGTCAACCTATTGATCACCCTATTCATCAGGCGGAAGGCACCAGAGAAAGACTCCATAATGCCATGATGAACGAGCTTATGCACTCAGACATAGCTTTAAAGCACTATCAAATGTCTGGAATGAATGAAAAAGGGGCTAAAGATGAACACCAAAAGCATATGGCCCTTCATCATGAAGCAGGGGAAGCTCCTTTTCAGGATTATGCACTGGAGCTAGCCTATGGAAGAGCTAATCCAGGTAAACGCCGTCCTAAAGGGCTTGGGAACTGGAGTAAGTAATGAACGACCAAAGTGGAAGAAAGCCAGGAACTTTCAGTAATATCCCCATCGACTACGATGACCCATGGAATGCCGTTAGGGGAGATAATACAGCCGAGAATAACTTTATCTCCAAAACCTTTGGGATTAAGTTTCTCCACTACATCTGCCTCCCAGACCCTCTTTTTCAAGTAAACGCAGGGGATGCAAGACATTCTTTTGGGTACGATGACGGAAATCAGCAGTTTGTAGATGATGAGAGGTTCCATAGAGAAAACGGCCTCCTGTACTTTAAAAAGGGTATAGTTTTTGGCACCTTTATGGGCAACGCTAAGGATTTAAGATCTGTAGCGGCTGGTCTTTATGGAGATTCAGGAGCTACGATTTCCATGAACAGGTTCTATGAAGATTCTGAAGAGAAATTTAGACCTTCTGAGAGCGATAAACTGATCCCTTGTGAACTAACATCTGAATTTTTCTCAACTAATTGGCAAAAATTCACACATAATCCTACTGGCATCGATAGAATGCAGTTTAAGGCTTGCGAAGTCGTTATGCTGATTGATAGCGATGGTAGGGTATATAGCCAGGGCTCTGACTATAACGTAGTAAAGGGGCATATTGAGTGGATCGATGGTGGCGACAGGCCAGGACTTGACCCTAAGACTGGAAATGGTAAAGTATGCTCTATAAGGTACGTCTATAAGCCGTATTATTACATAAAGACCGTTTTATTAGACATCAGGATTCGCCCAGCTCTTCAGGCCGACGGAAGTATTGAGGCTAAAGCTGGCCCAGTCCTTGTACAGGTTCAAGCGGACTGGTTGTATCTCGACAGGCGAAATAATAATGATAAAGATCCGGCAGCTCAATTAGATGAAGGCGACGGAGAAAATACAGGACCAAGGTAGTCCAATTATTCGCGAATTTAGTGTAAACTTACGACGCTGGACAGGCTAAATTCGTTAAGCATATCACATAGATAAGGCTAGATCTTAATATTTAAGTTAGGTCTCAGTTGACCCTTCATGCTGAGAACGTACAGGAGCTAATATGGCCACTAATCGCGCATACAATAAGAAAAACCGAACCCTTAAAGGGACTTCTGCAGACTCTGGCCTAATCAGTGCCTACCAGTCTAACCCCTACTCTGGCGGCCAGAAGAACCTCCAGGTAGGTCCCGAGTTCAATAAGCAGGACACCAACGCCTTTACCTCTGGACGAGATGTATCCGGTGCCAATGAGGCGGTCATGCCAGGCTCAGCTCTCTACGTCTATAATAACGCAGCTACAGTTGCTTGGATCACTCTTTCGACTGAAGCTATCGGTACAGCTCCTTCTAGTATTGCAACTGGCATCCCACTTAAGCCTAACGATTGGACATACCTGTCTGCTGGTGAAAACTCATACGTTCGATCTAGCGCAGCCACAGTAGGGCTCTATGAAGTTAGAGACGATAGCCAGACTAGGGATCAAGCTTGAGCCAGAAGATCATAAAATCCATCCTTGGAGATAGTACTTACGAAGCCCTGAATAAGGCTATTGTAAAACTAGGCACCAAGAGTGTAGTTGATATCACAGAGCTACATGACGCCCTAGAAATAGCGCCAAAATCGATTGTAGCGTTTCTGGTAAAAGAAACTAGCGACATGAAGAAGGACGAAGCAAAGGAAGTTAAGCTGCCTTGGGATAGCGAAGCCACCCTTCTGCTTAATAAGCATGATGAAGACGTATACGCTGGCAGAATCTCTAAGGCCGGTAAAGTCGCTCATGAATTTGCTCTTTGCTCTATTCCTCAGCTTGCAGCTCACCTACTCTCTTTTTCTGAGATGTATGAAGAGGCTGCATCGGAAGCAGCACCTGTTTCAGATGAGCTAAAAGACCAACTTAAGGCTTTGGATAGCAAAATCAATGCACTTATGTCTATGGTAGCTTCAGGACTCAGCAAAGCCGAGCTGACGCTTGATAAAGAAATGGTTAAGCCTCATGCGAAGAAGCAACTAATCAAGGGGCTTAAGAATTTAAGCCTCAAGAAAGCTGGACTTGGCCCTAAGATGCCTTCTCCTCCTAAAGCTGGAACCAAAGTCGGAGGTAGCCAGGGCATTACTCAGGCCGGACTCCACGGAGACAAGACACCACACTCTGATTTCAGAGCTAAGCCGACTCAGATGAAGAATCCTTCTGCAAAGATTCCTAAACCTGCTGTTAAGCAACCTGAAGCACCCAAGCTTGCAGCTTCTGAAGCTACAATGACGGTACATAAGTCTGAATTAAGTGGCAAGTGTTCCGACTGTAAGCAGTCGGTTATAAGCTGTGCATGCTTTAGGGTGCTATCTAAGCCTGAAGTAAAGAAAACCGAAGGCTCAAGTGTTACTCTTAAATTTAAGAGCGATTGGGATAAAGAAACTATCCATGCACTATTTAAGAGCATTAAAAGGACAAAAGAGTGATTGATGAAATTGTCGCTATTTTTGGAATACAGCCGCAGAAATCTATAGATAAAGATGTAGAGCTAATTGCCAAAAAGCATAAAATCTTAGAGTCCTCCAGAAGACTCATCTCTTCCCTGATTGCCTCTAAGGGAGGCCGTCCAGTCGGACAGGTTGATGGTCACGAAATTGCCGTACTCCCGGCTAGTCAAGCTGAAGTCTTAACCGAGATCCATCAGAGAATTCCAGACGAAATTGGCATTCAAGTTACTATCGGAGTTGGTGAGGACGCAAGGCAAGCCATGGCGGCTCTGCGCTATGCTCAAGAAAATGCCCCCAATTCGATTAAAATTTATGAAACAGATATGGAGAATGCTCCTGAGCGTGACGTTAAAGAGCAGTCCGTAGCGGTCGCTGAAGACGACATAATGAAGTCTGAGAAGTATGTCTCGATTTCTCAGGACGAAAAGACTAAAGTTGCTCAGGTTTTACAGTCCGTACAACAAAATAAGCAGATTTTTGACGCCTTAAAGCAAGAGAATCCGGAAGCCTATTCAAGCGTAGTTGCGGTTGTGCAGTCCCTGACAGAGATGCTTACTAAAGACAAGAAAGATCAAGAAGTCCATGTAGCTAAAATGATTGAGAAAATCAATAGGCACATGCATAATCACGGCAAGAAAAACGACGAAAAGCACGCTAAAGATATTCAAAAAGAAATTGATCGATTATCAGCTTCTCGCTTAAAAGAAGAAAAAGAGAAGCGAGCCGTGCTTTATGACAATTATAAGAGTAAATACCACAGAGAAAGAAAAGCATCTGAGGCTTTTGCAAAGAAAACTGGTCACCATAATCCAAAATTTCTGCAAAGACTCCTGTCTGCGTTTAAAGGGTAGTTATGAAATTACAGCATAAGTACTTAAATGGTGATCTGTATGCCGCCAGTCACGACAATCCAGAGTCTATTGCTCAGCGTCAATACATTCAAAAGAAGCTAAAGCCAGAAGAATATATTAATTTAATAAGCGGAAAGTATGGACACAGCTCGTCTGACTTATCCGAACTAAAGGATCAGCTTAAGGACCACCCTCATAACAATCCTCGGAATAATAGCCTTGCTTTGCATGCTATGAGAAATGATGAGGAAGACAGAGATCGTCTGATTGACAAATTAACGGAATCTTATCATTTGCCAAGTGAAGATATTCACGAAATTATTAATGCTGCAAAAACTGCTGGAGAAAAAAAAGAAATAGGGACAAAGCTTAAGAACCAGCCGGGACTGACTAAAGAGCACCTGATGCGCATTGCTCAAGACCCTAAAATGGCTTTAGGGGAAGCGACCAGACATCCTGCAATGGATAAAGAGATAGTAGACGCAGCACTCCATAAGCCTAATACGTTTGGCCCAGGATCTATAGAGCACCTTCTAAGTACAGTAAAACATAACGACCCGTCTAAGCGCTTAATTGATCAAGATGGCATAGAAAAGCTTGTTAGACACGGAAATTGGCATCAAAATTCTAATAGCCTAGACAGCCTCCTGTCTCATTTAGAGCCAGAAAAAGATTTATTTGGCAATGAAGATCATTCTAAAAAGAAAAACATTATAGACGATCTTTTAGGTATTAATGGCGGAGATTACCGCAATGACGTAGAATATCATGAAGATCCAAGCGACCATGGATGGGACAATTGGGTTAATGGAAATCAGCACCATCCAGAAAAAGCAATTCAGATTGCAGGCTCAAAACACCTCAGCCCTAGTCAAATAGAGCACATAAAAAGGCATGGCGATCTTGATGAAAAATATGCACTTTTTCATAATCCACATATTGACCCAAAACATGCAGAAGAAATGTATAATAAGTGGATAAACGATGATGTTGATCATGGATATAATTTGGATGATTTTAAAGATAAAATTAAGTCCGAACATCCTTATGAAGATATGAATGATGACTATTACGATCAAGCACAAGAAGAAGCGCAACAAAACTATCCTTTTAGTCGATATATAAGCGAGAACGTACCTGATGAAGATCTTATGGGCGATACCGAAGACAATTGGATAGAAAACCATCTAGATCAACAAGATTGGAGTCATGGTGGTGAAGATCATTCCAATGATATGGAATCTCATCCAGACTATCAAGAGCGTAGAAATGATGCGCAAGATGCATATAATGCAGCATTGAGAAGAGCAAGGACCAATCTTGACGATGCACCGGGAATCGACGATAGGGCAAGAGATCGACTATATGATCACTACGATGATTACATAAGAGATGATGCTTATGATGCAGCAGAGCGCCTATATGACGACGACATGGAGAATGCTCATGAAAATCCTAATTTTTTGCCTAAACATTTGCCGGCAATAGCGGAAATCAATAAAAGAAAACGGGAAAAAGAAGAGCAAGAGGCACAAAAAAAGGCTAAGGAAGAGTCTCTTAAGCATAAAGATTTTCTTGATCAATCTATCCCTAACAGATCCGAATCTCATCACTATGGCGATTTGCAGCATCATATAGAGCTAGCTAAAGACTATGCTGATGCTAATGGCGGCAGCATTGACATAGGGCATCTCAATAAAATGCATCCAAACATGAAAGATAAATGGAAGCAAATTTTTGAGAATAAAGGAAAGCTTTCATCCCAAGATCTTCAACAGAAATGGAACGATACCCCTAAAGTTCCGTACGCTATTTCCCATAGAAAGTGGGACTCAGAACTGCAAAACATCAATGAAAGACCTCAAGTCGTATTTCGCCTAGATCACACGCCGGAAAGCATGAAACCCCTTAAAGATGATCCTAAAGTTCATGAAGTCTTTAATAAAATTGCAGACGTATCACAAAGGTCTGGACATCCGACAAATGCAAATACTATTGCGTGGTCTAGAGTGGATACAACAGATCCTAAGCATTGGATGATTGATGAAGTCCAGTCTGATTTCGGATCTGCCGCAAGAGATTATCTGTCTGAAAATGGTAAACCGGAAGACGCTGAAGCTGTTGATAAAATCATTAAATATCATAAAAATTGGCGCGAAGCTATGATCAACCATGTGATTTCCGAAGCAAAGAAGCATGGTGTTGAAAAGGTATCCACTCATAGTCCAGAATCTAAGTCTGCCCACACTGGTTCCGACAAAGTTCATAGCGTATATAAAGATAGCTATCAAAAAGTCCCTAGATCTATGGGTTTTGCGTCTGCAAGCTATGAATCTCTTCCTCTTAATGAGGAGGGTAAAAAAGCATTTACATCCAACAGAAAAGGCGGAGACGCTTCCGAGAGAATAAGGGATCACTTAGATGCAGCCGAATACCATAGTCAGTTAGCTGAAGCTCACAACTACTTAAATCAGCCTGAAGATTTTACAATTCTCGGCCACGGCAAGTACACTCCAGATCATGAAGAGCTTGGTCTACATAATCAGCATGCAAATTTGCACTCTAGAATGGCTAAAGAGCACATGAGCGCTATTGGTCAAATGGACCCTACTCATTGGGCAGCTAAAAGCCCTACTCCTGCCAATTTTTTGAAGCAATATCATCAAGTGAAGGAATCTCAGGGCGATGAAATTGATCCTAAGAAATTCAGCGACTCTGGCACAATGATGGCCTATCAAGATGTAAAAAGCAGAAAAAGCGGCGATCTTGTTGGTATTCCAGTGCATGGTGGAGACGCAGCCCTTAAGCTGGCTCCTCCTACTGCAGCACATCCTGGCCATACGTATAATTTAAATCCAGAAGGATTCAAGAAATCTCTAGTCGAATCCATTGACCTCATTAAGGCTGAATTAATTAAAGCTGCAATGGATCAGTCTACACGCATGAAGATAGCTATGACGCTTAAAACGGTGCAAGAAAATCAGCCCGTTTGGAAGCAGTTAGAGCAGTCAAATCCTCAAGCATATCAAGCAATTACGCAACTAATCCAGTCTTTAGTTGATATATTTAAGAAAAAAACTGGAGAAGATCCTCAACAGGCTATTCATGAGCTAGAGATCCAACAGCATTTAGAGGAACAGGGTTCTGATCAGCACAATCCAGGTCAAGAGCCTCAAGAGTCAGAGGCCAGTGTTCCAAGTAAAAGCGACCCTATTCATAGACAAAAGATGGTATACGCTCCGGGATCTATTCGCCGGTATTCGGCGCAAAACGAAAAGATTAAAGACCAAGACGGCAACTGGAACTCCTTTGGTGGAGGGCTTCAAGCTCCAGAAGAAGGCCAAGATGGCCAGTAAAGTCTATTCCATAGAAGAAGCCTTCCGTAGCCTAGAAAAAGACCTCAAGACTTTTAGTCAAGAAACTCAAAAGAAGGCTAAGCAGTCTGTGCAGATAGTTGCGGCCCAAGCTCATGGCATGATTGTACAGAAAGCCTCTAAGCTTAAGTCCACCCGTAAGATGTACCTAGAAAACCTAAACATTATGAACATTGACTCTTCAGAGAATAATGAAGTCTGGGCAGTAGTCTTATATCAGCCAGCTAAGTTTTTAGAAGATGGGCAACCAAGACATAACATGCTTGATTATCTCACTAAAGGACCTAAAGCTAAGACGTCTAAGGACGGCCATAAGTATGCAGTCATTCCTTTTGAGCATAGCAAGCCGTCTTCTCAGACATCTCTAGCTCAGCAAAAGATCGCTAACTATGTGAAATCTGAGCTAAAAAAACGTGGCCTCGATAAAACAGTGATGAATGGAGACAAGCCAGCCGTTGGAAGGGTAGCGACTCTTAATCTGACCGGCAAAGGTTCCCCCTATTCTAAATTCAATAAACCTCTCCTGCATGGAGTTACGGTTTATCAAAAGGTTGTAACGTCTAAGTCAGGTAAACAGACTGTTAAGCGAGACACCTTTACTTTTAGGGTAGCTTCAGAAAAGCAAAGGGGATCTGGTCTTTGGGATCATCCAGGGCGCCAAGGACTCAATGCATTTGATGAAACTGCAAAAGAATTAGACACTATTTGGGACAACCTCATTACTCAGATTGTGAATGAAGGGTAAAGCATGGCAATTCTACAGACTGACCTCCTATGGTTCTCATCCCTTCAAGCAGCTTTAGCAGACTTAAGAAAGCATAGATTTCTCTTAGAGGATGCATATTCTTCTCTTATAAGTGACCCTTACCTAAAGAACTCCTATGGACAAAAAGAAGTAGAGAACTTTAAGTCATTTTTAGATAGAAAAATTCATGTTTTCTCTGAGTTACGGCCACCGGATCAGGCCGTATTTCCGTCTATCGTAATAAAGGTAGGTTCAGGCAATGAGGACGCTCAAAAAGACGCACTTGGTGATAGCTATCAACAGAACAAGGTCGACCCGAGTACTCTTGGAGGTGCTTTTCGGTCTCCCACGACGAAGTTAGGCCCAGTCACCCCTATAATGTATGATAACCTAACAGGACAGATAACCTTCCCAAGTTCGGTAAATTTAAGTAAGTCTCAGGTGTTTGAGGGGCAGTTTGTACATGATGAGATCAACAATAAGGCCTATCCTATTGAGCTGGTTCTTGATAACTCTACCCTTCTTATAGAAGCTGCTATTAGCCCGCCACCTAATCTCACTAATATGACCATTAAGCCAGTTAAAGACTCCATGGCTCATACCCGTAGGTCTATATGGACTTGGGAGAACGTCGAACTTTCCCTCTATGCTTCAGACTCGGTTGAGGTCATGTATCTCTATTCTATAGTTATGTATGCTTTGATTAGATATAAGAAGAATCTTTGGGATGCTAGAAACTTTGCTGTCTCCTCTATCAGCTATAGTGAGCCTTTTAGAGCCTCTCCAGAAGGGGATCCAAACAATGTCTACTGCAGAACAATTACTGTATCTGGCCGAGTAGAGCACTCAGTTATTGAGTCTACTGATTTCCTCATTGAAGGTCTAGATCTTGGATTCAAGATAGCCGACATGAGTACCCCTGATGCAATAGACGAGCAGGCCTTAAATCAGGGCTGGAATGGCGAAAACGATGACGATAATGCTTAATCTTTTCAGTAACTTAACCCTGAATCTTAATTTTTAACGTATGGACATAAAATCTCTTTTAGATAAAATCAAGTCTCTTAAAGACCTCCGGCATGCTATCAATGAAGTAAAGAGTCTTGATAAGGCCCAGGAACCAGAGCCTCAAGAGCCACAGCCTAAAGCTGCTAAGGCTAATTTAAAGCACCTTGGAGTTAAGCATTCAAACTCGGGCATCATGACCCATGTGATCGGTATTCCTGGAGCGGATTGGCACTATGAGATCAGCATTAATATGCATAACGCCAATCAAGAAAAGCCTGCTTATAGCATACAGATGGTCTCTAACGATGAGATGAAGTCCCAGCACCCTAATGTCCATGATTCGATTAATTCAGCCATTAAGGCCATTATGCACCATTTTTATAACAACAAATGGGACGGCAAATGATTGACAAGCTTAAAGAATTTCTCCAGCTTAGAAAAGAAGTCAAAGCTTTGACTAAGGCTAGAGAAGATAAACTCATCCCTCCAGAGAATAGATCTGAATTCCGTAAGGAAAAACAGGCTTTTTCTGGCAAAGATGAGCTTATGGATCAGAAGATGCAAACTAAAGGAGTTAGCGATGTTGGAATTGAAGCGAGACGGGCAGATCAAAAAATCCCGCCGAACAAGATCATCGCGCACGGCTACGTCCGGACTAAAACACCAGAAATGCATAAGCAAGCAGCTAAGGAACAGCATAAGAAAATCATCGAACATATACGTGCAACAGCTCCTTCTCTCCCGAAGTCTGAGACTGTCAGTAAAGCAGTAGATAAGCCGTCTGGCGGAACACTTAACTATAAAGAGCTTAGAAGCCAGTATAAGCAAAAGATTAAAGACAGTAAGATGCGTCCGGCTCCAGCCCCTATTACTGTTGATACGTCTAATAAGAAATTATTTGATAAAGAACTAAGCGGCAAGGTTAACTACACAAAGAAAGCTGAAGTCATCCCTGCACTAGTCTCAGCCCCACTTATGGCCGATAAGGTAACGACTTCGAGTCCAAAGGTTGTAGACTCCCCTAATATCCTTAATGGCTACGGGCGCATCATTAAAATGTTAAAAAGCTCTAAGAGGTAAGTATGAATAAGCAAGATGCTTTAAGTATGGTCAATGAATTGATTGCAGAAGCAAAGCAAGCAGATCTAAAGGCTGCGGTTAACGAAGTCCTGACAGAGATCAGGGCTCACCATATGGCTCCTCTTAAGAAAGCAATTGAGGACGTTCAGGCTGAACTCAGTAAAAACGAGCTAGCCAAGATCGATCCTAAGACTGGTATGCCAGGTAACCTCATTGATAAGTCTGAGAATAAGTGGAAGTCTTTTGTTCAGAAATGCAGTAAGACTTTGGCAGAGCCTAAGATGTCAAAAGCCGATACAGTCCGTCCTGATGCAGGATTCGGATCTGTTACGGTTAAGGCCCCAGCTCCAGCTCCTACAGGTAAAGTCATTATGAAAGATGATATGCCTCACCCGGCCAACTCCCCAGAAGATAAGGCTCATGACATTGCCGAAGGTCAGGCTCCAGCTAAGGCTATCTCTCAGCTAGACCCTAAGACGGCAGAGACCATAAAGAAGATGTTTAATCATTTGCGCTCTAAAAAGGGTGCAAGTTGGAATAGAAGCCCTGAAAACAAGGAAATCGGCAAGAGCGAGGAAGCTGAGATGTCTAAGGAAATGTCCAAAGACACAAAAGACCTAATCTCTGCCCCTACTGAGCCATACGAGCCAGGTAAGCCTCGTCCAGGCCAAGCTAACGAACCGTCGAAGGTGTAATATGTCAAAAAAGAGAGATAGATACCAAGAAGAAGAGATTGAGAAGTCTGAGCCGGAAGATTCTAGAAATACAGTCCAGAATAAGCGTCCGGAAGCTCGTTGGCAGACCTTTGAGCAGTGTTGGAATGCATGCGTTAAGAACGGCACACCCCTTCTTATGGAGTCTTGTAAGGCTCATTTAAAGGCTATGGGCTGGCTCAATAAGCCAGAGAAGTTCATTGATGGAATTCGCCATTTTGGAGTAGAGGTTGAGAAGTAATTCTTGCCACAAACAGAAGCAATTTCAAGTAGTTAACTAGTAATCTTAATATTGTAAGAGTAAAGTAAAAGGAGTTTCCATGGCTTTCCAATTGACTCTAAGTCAGGGCGGCGTTTTAATCATCCCAGACAGCGCAGTAAACATTAACGTTGCGTCTAGCCCTTCTGGTATTGCTACTTCAGGTATCGTTGCTATCGTTGGTGAAGCTAACGAAGGTCCGTCTTGGTCACAAGATGCGGCTAATGGCAATAAATTGTCTGAAAACAGCTACGGCCCTACAGACATCGCACGAGTACAGGCTAAATACGGTTCAGGTCGTCTAGTAGACGCTTTCCGAGGTGCAATTACCCCGTCGGCTTCTAACCGTATCCAAGGATCGCCTAACCGCATCATCCTTGTTAAATCAAATAATTCAACTAAGGCGTCTCGCCTAACTAGCGATAATCACGGAACTTTTGAAGCTCTTCGTGGTGGAGAAGCAGGTAACGGTATTCAGCAATCGGTAGCTACTTCTACTGCTGAAGACGCTGCCTCTACAGACAGTTTCTCTTACGTTCCATCAACTTCTGCCTCTAGCATGGCGCTCCGCGTTAATGGTGGTGCAGCACAAGTTCAGGCCATCTCAGCTAACATGACTCCAGCGGCTCTTGCAGCAGCCCTTACAGCTCTTTCGAACCTCAATGCAGTAGGCGGCGTAGATCGTTCCTTGATCGCAGGCTTGACTGGCCAAAACATCGAACTTTCGGTAGTTTCTGGCCAAAACGTAGAAATCTCCCTTGCTACCCCTAACGTTTTTGCTTCTCCAGCAGTAGGAGATACTCTTCGTATCCCAACAGGCTCAGTCCTGGCAGGTACAGGCAGCGCTAACGTAGGATGGTACCTTGTTACTTCGGTTAGCAACCTAACTACCGGAGCGACTATTTCTGCCAAAAAAATCACAACAGGTGCTCCTCTTGCGGTGGCTCCAACGGCTATCTCAGCGACTCCAGCGTCTGACCTTCTTGGCTATAGCTCAATGACTATTGACAATATGAGCGGTACTAATCGCAACATCTTGACAGGCTTGACTGGTCAAAACATCACGATTTCAGTAGTCAGCTCATCGCTTACTGCGACTTTGGCTTCTGGCCAAGTTTTTGCCACTAGCCCAAGAATTGGCGACATCGTCTATATTCCATCTGGCTCAGCTTTTGCTGGCTCAGGTTCAGCTAACGTAGGTTGGTATCAAGTAGTTACGGTTTCTAACTCAACCGCTTCAGCTTTCATTCAAATGTCTCGCCTGTCTAATGGTTTGCCAGTTGCAGTAGCAGCTACACCAATTGCAGCAAGCTCTGACATCCAAGACCTTGATCCACAGATTAAAGGTATCGGTAAGACTCTTGAAATCTACGACAATGGCGGCGCAGTTAACATTAACACAGTAGCAAAGCAACTTGGAGTAGACTCCGCAGCTTCTTGGCTTGAGAGTATGATCACATCTAGCGCTGAGCTTCGCAAGACTCTCAGCCTTATCCGTAGTTCTTCAAATACTCTCGAAACATTCAACGCAGGTGGAAGCATCGCGTTTAGTCTCGGTTATAACGGTACAGCAGCTACGGCTTCACTTGTGGTTGTCTCTAATAAACTACGCCTTCAAACAAGCGTAACTGGCGGTTCTGGTGGGAATCTTGACTTGGATTTGTCGAAAGTTGCTACTATCTCCGACATGGTTTCTAAGATTAACGCTAACACTGGCTATAGTGCTGCTATTGGCTCTACACTTGATGGTCAGCGTAACCCATCTGTCCTTGACCAGACTTCTTTCTCAATCGCGTCAACCCTAGGTAACCGTCCAGGCCGTGTAAAGCACGATCTCTGGGACATTACAGGAGCTAACACTAGCCTAAATCTTGGCTCGGGTCTTGCAGATTACATCCCTACAGCTACCGCAGGTCTCCCTGAAGATAACTCAGCCCTCTTCTTGAGCGGCGGAGATAAAGGTGGATCAACTGGTCTTCAGATGTCTCAAGCGGTAGATGCCCTACAAGGTGTTCGCTGTAACTTCGTAGTTCCAGCAGTAAGCCGTGACGCATCCCTTGACATCGCCGATGACGAGACGGAATCTACTTCTACATACACTGTAGATGCAGTTAACGCAGCGGTTAAGTCGCACTGCATTAATATGTCAACCCCTAAGACTAAACGCCATAGAATCGGTATCGTATCTAAAAAAGGTACTTTTGCTGAAGCTAAGCAGTCGGCTCTTACTATGTCTAACTTCCGTATCGGTCACGTCTTCCAAGACGTTATTGATCTGAATAGCGATGGAGAGCTTGAGACATTCCAGCCTTGGATGGGAGGATGTAAAGCTGCAGGTATGCAAGCGGCAGGCGTATATAAGTCCATCTTCAATAAAACAGTTAATATCTCTGGCGTAAAGCATGAAGACTTTGACGATGAAAACGTTTCTCAAGCAGAAGACGCTCTTACGTCGGGCCTTATCCCGCTTCAGCGTCAAGAAACTGGTGGAATTAACTTCTTATCAGATCAAATGACTTACGGCATAGATAATAACTTCGTGTATAACAGCATGCAAGCGGTCTATGTAGCTGATCTCATGGCACTCAGCCTTGCGCAAAGCCTTAAGACGGCATTTGTAGGCGAATCGGTAGCCGATGTTACAACTGGCGCAGTTCAGGGTTTTGTCGAAGGTAAGATGGCCGAATTCTTGGCACTGAAATTCACAGTTGGAACTTCAAAAGCTCCAGCCGGATGGAAGTCGATTTCGGTTAACATTACCCCAGGAGTCATTTCAGTCAATGTGGTCGCAGTAGAAGCGACAAGCGTATACTTCATCCCTATCAATCTAGACATTGAAGGCATTGAAGCAAGTAACGCAGCTTAATTAATATCAAAAAGGAGTTTTGATGCAACAGCAAATTTTACATGGAGCGCGTGCCCAGCTCCTCATTAATAATAAGCCCGTAGGATGCTTCACTTCGGTTCAGTGGGGCGTACAGTATGACGCAGTTCCTAGCTTTATCCTTGGACGCTATTCGCCAGCAGAGATCACTTATACTGGCCAAGATGCAATCTCGGTAACGGCTACTGGATTCCGTATCGTTGACAATGGCGCTTATATTGCCGGTGCTCTACCACAGCTTCAGCAGCTTATGACGCATGAAGATATTACTTTGGTAATCTTTGATCGCCAGACACAGAAACGGATCTTAACCGTATTCGGAGTTCGACCTAC